TGAGGCGACCCACACCTTCCTGTCGGAACTGGGTACCTCCAATGCGGAGGCGCTGGTAACGGTTGCAGCTGGCACTCGGACCTACGCGGCGGCGGGTATCAGCCTGACTGACGATGCGCTGGGCTTCACCGTTGACATTTCGGTGTTCGACGCGCTCCACGCTGGCAACAGTGACGACGACGACGTGTACTGGGAGGCGTGGGCGTGACACTCGCTGTCGCTCAGGCCAACGTAACTTCGGGAGTTTGCTATTCCTCAGGTTCTCGCACGGGAACCCGTACTGCGGCCGACTTCACGATTACTCTCGGTTTCTCGCCGAAGTATATCAAGATCACGAACCTGACGGATAGGATCAGTGCAGAATGGTACGCAGAGAATGGGAATGCAACACAGCTGAAGACGGTTGCAGCTGGGACGCGGACTCTGGAAGCTTGCGGCATCTCGGTGTCGGTTGCGGATGGGCTGGCTACCGTTTCGGTAGACGTTTCGGTGGCTAATGTCGAAACTGACAACGACGTCACTGTATGGGAAGCTTGGGGTTAACCCGAGCACTACAACAATAGGCAGGGAGCGGGCAACCGCTCCCTGAACCCCCAATGGCAGAAAGAATTGTGTCTGGTGCAGGTGGCAAGGCAGCTTCGCCGGAGAACCCGAATCCGTCTCGCACGCGCGTGCAGGAGAATACGGAGTCCGGCACCACGGTTGTCAACACAACTGTGCATGAAGAGAATGTGGATCGGCTGGACCTGATTCGTCCGGGCGAAGAGAGTTTTGATCAGGAAGCCTGGGACTCGCTGGCCGGTGACCTGGCATTCATGAATGAGCCGGTCGAGATTATGCTTCTTCCGAACCAGGATGGGATGCGGGATTCGGCTCGGTTCCAGTCGATAGGTGTTAACGGGAAGAAGTACTACTTCCTGCGTGGTGAGTGGAAGACGGTTCCGCGCTTCGTGGCCGAGGCCATCATCACTGCCAAAAAGGATGCCTGGTCCTTTAGCTACAAGCGGAATCCGGACGGCAGTACCTCGGACGTGAACCAGATGCAGCGCGTAAACCGCTGGCCTTATCAGTTCCGTGATCCTACGGAAAAGGGCACCCGCTGGTATGACGCGATTCGAGACAACCATCGGTAATTAAGATGCAGGGCACTGAGCTTCTTCGTCGATTGCGTGTTGCGCTTCAGGACGCAGAGGAGCCCTATCGTCACTCGACAGACCAGATCTGGCGGTGGATTCAGGCTGCGTATATGGAGATCCAGCGGCATTCGATGCAATGGGACTTCATGCACCGGCGTGGCCTGTTCATCTCGACCACAGCAAATGTGGCGGACTATGCAGTAGGTTCGGTGCGAGAGATCGCGGACCATTCGCTGTATTATATCCGTCCCGGGACAGATGCTGCGCAGCCAATGTGGCAGTTGTCCTACCAGAATTGGAGCATGGAGCAACAATCTGGGCTGTTGCGAGATGGCCCGCCGCTGTATCTGGTAGAGAACCCGAACAAAACCTGGAAGGTATATCCTACGCCTGACCGGGTTTATAACATTTATGCGGATTGGTGGCTCCGTCCTGCAGAGATGATTGATACCAGTGCTGAGCCTATTTGGGCCAGTGAGTACCATGAACTCCTGGTCTATGAGGTAATGGAGCTGGTAGCCGGATTGGAACCTGATTCTCCGCGCTCGGCTCTGATGTTAGCGGAAGCTAACAAGTTCGGTCCCCGCCTTCGTGCCGCGTTCAACTCCCGCTACCTGCCCGGTATCACTGGGCCGAGGCCGTTGCTGTGACTACAAATGAACTCATTGCAATGGTTCGGCGCCGCTTGGTGGATGTAGTTGCGCCGGCGCAATTTCAGCCGGGCGATATCATTGCGGCTCTGAACGACGCACAGAACGAGTTTGCAAAGCGTACACTGTGTTTGTTCGACGGGGAAACGAAGGCGAATGTTGTCGGTGGCTCGCCTTGGGTCACACTGCCAACTGGCACTATTTGGCTGCTTAGTGGCCGACTTGCTGACGGGACTTATATCAAAACTGTCACAGAGCATGAGTTGGAATACGGATACTTTGAGCTGAATGGAGTAGAAGCCCAAGGTCGATTCTCGAATTGGCGGAGTCAGACTGGAACTCCAAAGTTTCTGTGTACCAATTCGCAGAATGGATCTGCTGGTGTCCGGCTGGTTCCATATCCTGAGACCAGCACATCTATTGTCCTGGACCGGTATCGGATGCCTGTTGTAATGACGGAGTCGCAAGGTCCGGAGATTGCAGACGTGTATCAGCCGGATTTGGTTTTCGGGGCGACTGCATACCTGTATGGGTTGCCGGATGTGGAAATCTTTAACGCAGCGCAGGTCCAGATTGACAAGGCAGAGTGGGCAAGCCGAGTAGAGAATGCTCAAGGACTGTTGCAGTCTGCGTTGCGGATGCAGCACCGGACAATGCCTCTTCCGCCTGGAGTGGTATATGGCAGCCCAAACGTATTGCCAATTGGACCAGCGCAAATTAGCAACACGGAGGCCAGTTAAATGGCGTTCAATCCTGCACCGAGTGCCTGGCTCTCCTCATGGGCTGAAGATGGCACGACCGTCTCATTCGACTTGGCAGATCTATCGGACGAACTCACGGCGGCGGAGGCGGATGCTTCGACGGGTGACTGGCGCGATTGCATCAAGTCGCTGATCGAGCATACCTATAGTTATTTTAATGGCCTGGCCACGGCGGATAAGCCGGCCAAGCTGACGTTGTCTAAAGTTGTGGAAGCCGAATCAGCTTCGCAGCTTAAAGTCACATATACCGTTGTAACTTACGTTGACCTCGGTACGGTTGATGTGAGTGCCGAGTTGTAGCCCAACGCGACACTAAGTTAGATTACACCAATAGTCACCTTGGCATGCCCGCGCGCACTGCCCACGCGCTAGCGGGAGTAAACAATGGAGATTCCTTCTTGTGTGGATAGTGCCTTGGTCTTTCCGGTGGTAACGGCGCTCGTCACGGCTATTGTTGCACTTTGGAGAGACAGGAATAAGAGCGTCCAGCTTGAAAGAGACAAGCACGATGCGACACGAAAAGAAGCAGCTGAGTTTGTACTACAGCGTGTAAATGAATTGACTGAGCAGTTAGCACTTGCTCAGAAAGCGGCCCGAGACGCAACAGATGTGTAGGTGGTTTCCCGTGCTAGCAAAATGGCTTGGTGCCTCTCCCCAGTCTACTTCTGCTCTAGACGAATGGGAGCGGACAAAGCGGGAAGTAGATTATATTGTCGAGCGTGAGCGGACACAGGTAGATGCGACTATTCGCCAAGTAAATGCTTACAAAACGCTAGTGCCCTTGGGAAGAAAAGAGCGTGGAAACTAACTATTTTCTAGGGTGGTTGAGCGCAGCTGAACTAACTGCGGCGGCCAATGGCATTTGGATTGCGATCGGTTTGGCCAGCGCTGCTAGTGCGCATTATCTGCGCCATTTCCACGCAGTAACGCTCGGTCCACATCTTTATACAGCTTTGTTCTGGGTAGCAATGGCGGGTTATGCCGTTGCTATCCATCGCTTGTACTGGAATATAGGTATTTGGACTGCGCCAGTGGGAAAGGCTTATCATTCCGATATAGTGTCTTACCGAGGCATTACCTTACTACTTGTACTTGCGCTGGCATGGGCGCACTATAGGGGCTGGTCGTCGATGCTGCAAGGCCGTTTGCGGAACTGTTATTCCCATTGCCTGCTGGTGTGGATTCTGTTGCTGGTTGGCATTTCGGTTGGGCTCGCGTAATGGAGATCCGTGCATTCCCAGGCCTGTACACAGCTGATGACGCTGTTGATGTCGGGCTGGACGGCATGGTCATTGCTGATAACGTGGACTTCTCTCGCACAGGAGGAGTTGCCCGCCGCAAAGGCCGCACAGAGATTTATACTGGAACGGTGCTGGATGCCTGGGGAGACGGAGAGGACTTCCTGTTTCTCGAAGGCACGAGCCTGAAGCGGTTGCTGGATACGAGCGGGACAGTGGAGACGATTCGTTCCGATCTAACGAATCCTACGTTCCTGACTGCTGTGCGGGCTTACGATCGTTTGTACTGGAATACGGATAATGACTACGGTGTGCTAGAGGGTTCGATTTCGAGGGCATGGGGCATTCCCAAACCTGATAGACCTCAACTTACTGCAACGACTGGTTCGTTAGTCAGTGGGCGGTATCTGGTGGCACTTGCCTACGCTGACGAAGCTGGGCGTGAGGGACCCCTGAGCGAGTTCGAACTTTTCGTGGGCGAGGGTGGCGTTGTTGCGTCGCTACCTGCATTAAGTGCCACCCTCGCCCGGCACCTCGTTACGACGGCGAACCTGTACTTAACGACTAAGGATGGCCAGGAGCTGTATCTGGCAAAGTCGCAACAGTTGGTTTCAACAACATCAACTGTTAGTTATACTGGGACTGGGGCTGAGTTCGGTATCCCGGCAGATAATCAGTTTCGTGAAGTGTTGCCGGCTGGAATAAAGCTTGTCAGCTTTGCCGGCCGGCTTTGGGCCGGTCACCTGGACATGCTGATTTATTCGGATGAGTACTCCGAACATACGGACTTGCGGTCTAACTTTTTGCCGCTGCCGGGCAGGTTACAGGATTTCGGTGCAGTCGAAGATGGATTGTGGGTCG